AAGCTGTGCTGTCTTCAATCTTAGATTCGTATGGAGATATGACTGAAAGAGAAGTGGTGAAAGGCAATGAATTGCTCGCTGGCTTGAATAAAACGTCGTCAAATGGATACAAATGCTTGAAAAATAAAAGCGACTATATTGATTTTGAACAGGGAGAGTACACGCAGTTGATGCGAACTGAGCTGAGCCAAATGGAATTAGATTTGGAAAGTGGTGATTTTCACGATTGGGAAAAGTTGTTTTGGACTGAGACTTTAAAAGACGAATTGAGAGGCAAAGAAAAACAAGGAGTGCCAAGAAGTTTTAGAATTGGCACCATACATCAACAAGTTTTGACGAAAAAGTATTTCGGAAAAATGGTGGAAGGTATTGTGGCAAATCGAAAATTGAATCAAGTCATGGTGGGTGTAAATCCCAACAGTGATTGGACATGGATTTATGATCAACTTGTGACTTCTAAAGGAGTTTTCGCTGGAGATATTAAGAACTGGGATGGCTCGATGTCACCTCAAGTGCAACGAGCTGTTGTGGATGTTCTTATGACTTTTTACAAAGGAAATCACCCTGGAGCTGCTGGAAAGATTTTGGATCTTTTGGTACATTCACTGGTAGTAGTGCAAGATGATCTATTTCTAACTACGCATTCTATGCCGTCAGGAAGTTTTCTGACAGCTATAGTGAATAGTCTTGTTAATAGATTCTACACTGCTATGTGGTACTACCGCAATATCAAGAAAAAACGCAAACCGACAATTGGAGGGTTTAATGACTCCGTAGTAGACTTCGTGTATGGCGATGATAAGCTTAATGCTATCAGGAAAGACGAAGATGTGCTGAACGCACTGACTATGAAAGAGTTCTTTGACTCTATTGGATTAGGATTCACAACTTCAACCAAAGCTGAGATCAAAGTTCCTTTCGAAGACATCGCTGATGTGACGTTTTTGAAAAGGAGTTTTCGATATCATAATATATTGGGAAGAGTTATGTGTCCACTGGATTTACGGACGTTGTTTTCATTTCTTTCTTATGTTAGTTATGAAAAAGACGTGGCTGCTGTGATGCAAGATAAAGTGAATTGTTTTCAGAGGGAGATATATCTCCATCCGGAGCGAGAAACTTTATTGAGAGAATTGTGTTCTCGATTAAAAGATCGGGAGTATAGTTTTGTCAAATTGACACCACAGTACCTGAAACAGTTGTATGAGGACCCTGATTATAATCCGGACGAGTTTCGTCTGGGTGTGAAGGATATCCTTGTATAATAAAACATCTAGGAGTTATAAGCATGCCCTTTTTAAGTAGCTTTTGAGCGTGCGCTACCGATGTTTTTTGTGTAAAAGAAAG